CTGATTTTACCTCCTCGACTTCCAACCCCACCCTTTTCAAGTATATCACCAAATGCTTTCTCAACTTTATCTTTCTCACTTGCGACATCAATATCACTTTCATCATAATCTTCACCATCACCTTCTTCTGGAATGGTTTTGGTTGTCTTATCACCTTTCTTCATTTCTTTATCTTCTGAAAGACCAATAGCAATTGCTTGTTTGCGATCTGTTACTTTTTTACCGCTTCCACTTTTTAATGTTCCTTCTTTAAATTCTTCCATGGTTGGTTTAATGCCAGATTTCTCAAGATCATTATCAAATGCTTTCTTTATTTTTTTCATTTCTTTATTTTCTCCAACTAAAGAATGAGGAATATTGTGATGCTTAACATCTCCTATTTTAATATCATAGCCATCCTCTTTATCATCATGAACTTTTGTTATCTGACCAGATCTGCCACCAATTGTTTCTGGATAGTATTTATCAAATCCACCATGTTTTTTCATATCTGTCGCAGACTTAATTGTGACAATCTTGCCAACTTTATGCCTTCCAGATCCAGCCCCACCTTTTTCTAAGTCATTATCTAAACTTTTTTCCAATCCTGTTAATTCTGGATCAACTCCTGTGATATCAATTAGATGCGCTTTCAAATCCAATATTAAATCCATTGTTAACCATTCTTCAGCTGTACAGAATTTATATTTCTGATGTTCAGATTCCGTTAGCATAATGAATGGAGCGGCATCTGGATTAACATAAGAACTATAATAATGAATTGTCACATCTGGAAGTACAACAGTTTTTACTTTGAAAATATTTGGAATATATAATCCTGTTTCCTCTTTTGTTTCACGCACACAAGCAGTTTCAGGAGTTTCTAATCCATCAACTTTTCCACCTGCTAAACAAAAAGTTCCAGGATGAAAATCATCAATTGGAGATCTCTGTAATAATAATAATTCTCCTTTAGCATTAAAGATAAGATTTGCTACACAAACTCTTTTTGTGTTCTTAATAGAATCTGTTATTCTTTTGGCAATTACTGCTTTCTGTAAACTTTCAGAACCTTCTGGATTCTGGAATGGATTTCGTATCATCTTTATTTTATTTTAGTAATTTATGTTTCTTTTTAATTTTAAGACCCTTAACAAAATCTTTTGGAATTTTATCAACTCCTTCTATAAAATATTTGTTTCCATGCTTATTATGATACCAAGTTTTCCCAAGATGAGATCCTGTTTTATTTTTCTTCCCTTTTGTGAATCCTTCTTGTAATGGCTCACCATTTTTAATTCTAATGTTTTTATTTCCATCATTAGCCCAATACATTCCATATCCTGGAGCTAACTCGCCAGTTCTCCCATACATGGAATTATTTTTACCTATTTTATTTGGATATTTATCTAAATTATTTTGTGATCTCCCATACCACCAATTTTCTGGCAACGCATCAGTTGAAAGAATCATTCTTTCATCAATGCCATTAGTTATCTTTTTAAAATTTAATCCAAAACACCAATTCTTATCTCCTAATTTTGATATACTTATTAATTCCTTCTGATATTCTGGAAGGTGTTTTCCGAATAAATGATGATTTTCTCCACTTGTAGATTCTGAAACTCTTTTTCTCATGTGCTCAGATGATCCTCTTTCCCAATTAGCAGGAATTTCTTCATCTTCTTTAATGAATTTTATATCAACCCCATTAGTTATCATTAATTTTCCTTTAGTTCCAATAATTCCTTTTTCAACATTAATTCTGCATTTTTCTTTCATTGAATTTGACATTCCCAACCAAAATCCTTCAGGAATTTTCTCATCTTTATTAATCCTTTTATTGATTATATCATTTGTTATGCAAATTTTACCTTTATTAAGATCGCTCATTCTTTTTCTAACAGTTGGATGTTTCATTGGATGTAAATCACCACTACATCTGTTATTACTACCTTCTAATATGTTATATCCTATTTCTGGATATCTACAATTTGTTTTTCTTTGATAATGGATTTCTATATTTATTAATAGATCCATTAAATGATTATCTGTTGTCATTACATCTTTATAAACAACATCAAGAACTTCTCTTCTTAATTCTTCCTTGTGTAATTTCTTAGCGTCTTTGAATTCTTTACAACATCCGCTTCCAAAATATCTGTTATATTCTTTTGTTCCAGGAACATTTTGTGTGTAACCAACATAAATCATTCCAGTTGGCAATATTATAATGTAAATAAGACCAAAATATTTTTCAATATTTATGTCTTTTTCATTAAGAAAAATCAATTTAGAATTTTCTTTTCTGATTTGTTTTATTTCTTTATTTGTTAATTTTTCAATTAGCATACATCAAATGTTATTCCTTTATAAACTCCTTTCAACATTTTCATCTCATCATCAAGCTGTTTTCTATATGCATCAACTCTTGATTTAAAGATATTACCCGATCCCATTTTTTGTGCACTTTGGCTCAATCCATCTATTGACACGGATGTTGATGTATTGCCAAATAACAACCTGTTGCCAACGCCAATCACCATTTCGAGTTGTGGCAACAAATCAATACTTGCTTTCATGCCAACTAAGTTAACTAAATCCATTGGAATTCTATCAAAGCCCGTAATATACGTAATATGCCAGTAATCAGGAATAATTCTTGCACCTCTAAAAAACGTCAATTGATTATAGCTTATTGCTTCATAATTAAATGTTGCTGCTCCTAATCCGCTCGGTACAATATAAAGATTCTTCCACTTTGTGTTGTCATTAGCGTTACTTCTTTTTATGCAAAGCCATTCAGCTGGGTATTTTATCTCCTCATAATTATTGATGCTTCCTGTAAGACTGCATATCTTGTTAATCTGCCAATTTGTTTTGACATACCCCCACTGTATAAATTCTTCTCTTATGAAATCTTTTGTTTCAAAGATAACTTGTTTAAAGAATTTAATGCCAAAATAATCTTCTATGTATTTTTGTGCTGCTAATAATTTCTGTGTATAGAAACTATCTGAAAGTGTCTGACCAGTTACAGAATTACAAAGCGGAATCCCATATAGAAATGCCGCTCTGTATTCTGCTGGTGTATAGACTAAGGATTGTGGATTCTGAGGATCAAATGTGTTCCACGATAAGTTAAAGCTATTGCCGAGACTGATTGTAGTTGGTGCTGACACGAGAATTCTTATTTTGAAGTCAATAACTGCAAATAGATTCAAGTCAACCTACTTAAATCATTTTTTCAACTTCTTCTTAATAAGAGCAAGTAAAACATCTTTCTTTGCTTTGAACTTTTCCCAACCACGTACATCTGAAGCTTCTGCAACTTCACATAATTGTTTTAATGATAAGCTATCAAGATCAAGTTCTTCATCATCAGTGTCAGCATCATCTTCTTCAACAACTTCTTCTTGTTTCAAAGTTTCAGTTGCATCATCAGTAATTCCTGCTGGTTCTTCTTCAAATTCAAGTTTAGGAGTTACTTTTTTCTTTTCAATTTTAGCTTTCTTTTTAGGCTTATCAAGATATTCCCAATCATCGGCTTTAATTAACATTTCAGCCAATTCTTCAGGAACCTCTAATATTCCGTCTTTAATAGTTGCCTTCCCAATGATAGGAAAATTTACATCTGCATTCTGGATATGCACAGAACTCGTTCTTACCTTTACCATAATTTATTTTGTTTTACAATTTGTGAATAAGAAAAATGTGTGGAAGATTTCTCAACCACACATTCTTTAACTTTGAATATTAGATTAGCTTGCTAAACCGATATTAATGAATCTTACCATACGCAAAGGAGCATATAAGAAAGGAGTACCATACAATAACACCATGAAGCGATATGCAGGAGAAACAACTGCTAAGTCCATCTTCATCAACGGAGCTAACTGTTTGAACTCAAGAACATCAGTATCATGTTGCACCAAGAATGCTTGGTTACAGTTTGTAAGATAGTTGTTACGATCTCTAACTACACCAGTACCACCACCATCAAATCCAGCAGCTTGTGCAGCAGCACTAACTGTAAAGATCGGATAGTAAGTTGCAGCAGTATAAGAAGCAGCATTTTTAGAGCTACGATAGATATTGTAAGCAGTACCAGCACTCAATGAAGAGTTAGGAGTGAAAGTCAAATCAATCGCACCACCAGCAACAACTGTTGTAGCAGTAGTTGACATAATAGTGATAGCAGATTCACCATAACGATTCACAGCAGTTACTCCATAGAAGTAAGTACCAGCATCAGTTGATGCATATTTTGCTAAAGCATCAGAACCTACAGCTGCGATAGTAACCGCAGTAACAGCAGCTGGTGCATTAGGAGAAGTTGCAGGAGCAGTGTTTGCTTTGCTTGGATTCTGGTTAAAGAATACATCATGAGCAAGACCAATGTTTCCGAACTGAGATTCAAAAGATTTTACTCTTTGACCCATAATCCCGTCAGTAAGAGCAGGAGTGTTAGGCTGGATGAATTTGTTACCATAGAAATTCTTAACAAAATCACTCAATACACGTGGAGGTGCATAAAGCATGTTACCAAGACCATATGCTTCAACAATAGAGTTAGCACCATTTTCGATAGCAGCTTCAGTTAAAGAAGCGCCACGTAAATCCACAATTGTAGAAGATGATAAATATTGTTGCAATGTAGAGAATGCGTCATTTTGAGCATGTTGTGCTAAAAGACCATTAAATTGCTGAGGAATCAAAGTAGAATCACCAAAGAACAAAGAACGATCCAAATCACGAAGGATTTTTAAAGTTCCGTTTTTAGCTTCTCTTTCGATTGCATTACCAATCATTGTAGAAACTAAACTCATTGGATGAGTTACACTTTTAGTTACACCCAGGAATTTAACCAACTGAGCACGTCTTACATAAGTAGAATCATCTTCAACTGGAAGTTCACCTTCGTTGTTGAAGCTACCATTTGTAGAGCCATAGCTTGATAATTGGTTATACTCTTCAACGGTGTTGAAGGCAGCAGTTTTTGGAATGTTCTTCCAGAAAGTCATAGACTGGTCATTGAAGGTAACGATCTTCAATGTTTTTTCTAATGACTCAACTTTTAACGGAGCACCTGATGCAGTAGTTAGGTTTGTTGTATCACGACCTGTGATTTCTTCAGCCATCAACGCCTTGTTAAGATTGTTTAAATCTTCAACAGAAGTTTGACCACCGAACAACACCTGCCCATCTAGACCAGCACTCGCTTGATAATCTGATAATTGGACCATTTTGTTTTAAATTTTAGATTTTAATTTGAAATTACAGCTAATATGTTATTAATTATTTTACTAATTTTATTCCTCTTGCTTTTAATTTAGAGAAAGCATAATCATTTAATGTGCTACTTGATTCAAACAATGTCATATCACCAGCAAGTTGATTATCCAATCCTTTTTCAAAAGTCATAGTATCTAAGTAAGCTAAGATCTTATTCTTATTCTTACTGATAGAAAGTGTTATCCCACCAGTATTGTCATCTTCTGTTGTTTCAAGACCTTTCTTCATTTCTTCACCTTGTATGAATTCTCTTTGTCTTGCTTTTGTAGAAGTAGTTACAGATTTCTTTACAGGAGCAGTATCAGCCATTTCTTCAATTGTTGCGTTACCTTTCTCGATAAGATCTTCAAGTTCAGCAATCTTAGTCAATGATTTTGTTAAATCATTTTTAAGACCAACAACTTCAGCATTTGTGCCTTTCTGAAGGTCATACATACCTTTAAGAACTATTCCAAAGCTATTGAATTTGCTACCGATTGCATCATTTAATACATCCAATGATTTCTCAATGTTGTTAAACATACTTTCACCTATAATGTCAGAACTAATTGCTTTTTCCATAGTTTCCATTTTAGGTTTTGCAACTTCAACATGTTTCTTAACCTGATGAGGATGTTTACCAATCACACCATGTTTTTTGTTATCAACTACATATTGACCGTTCTTAGCAACAAACTTCATTTCGCCAACATGTTCTTTGCCTTTATGTTCATATTTAACTTTAGATCCTGGTTTGATATCATGATGCCCTTCACCTTTTTTAGGATCTGTCCATTTGCGATATGTTTTGCCATCTTTACCAGTAACAGTTTTTAAAATTAAATGACTTGTATCTCTAAGAGCTTTTTCTACATCATCTTTAGCGTCTGTATCGTCACCATCGTTTTCTTCATCATCTTCCTCGTCATCATCAACTTCATCATCTTGTTCTTCTTCATCGTCCTCATCTTTATCATCTTCCTTATCTGCTTCGTCATCTAATTTCTTAGATTTAGCTGCTTTTTTCAATTCTTCTTTTTCAGTAGTTTCAGTTTCTTCTTCGTCATCTTCATCCTCGTCGTCTTCTTTATCAGCTTCATCGTCTAATTTCTTAGCTTTTGCTGCTTTCTTAAGTTCTTCTTTTTCAGTTTCCTTAGTTTCTTCAGCATCATCTTCGTCTTCATCATCCTCTTTATCTGCTTCGTCATCAAGTTTTTTTGCTTTAGCAGCTTTCTTGATTTCTTCTTTCTTCTTACCTTTTTTCAATTCATCTTTTACACCTTCTTCAACATCATCACTATCGTCTTCTTCGTCGTTACTTGCACCATCATCACCTTTCTTCAATTTTAAATTAGCAAGTGCCTTTTCTAAAAGATCGTCGGTAATTTTTGTTTTGTTATCAGATTTCATTGTTAAATTATTTAATGCTGAAAAAATCTTTTCCGCTTTTTCAAATCCAATACCTGGAAGAGTTTGAAATATTTTTTCAAACACAACACTTTTTGCAAGAAATTCTTCACCACCATCAGCTTCTTCTTGTTCGTCATCATCTTGTGATTTCTTTTTCTTCTTTTTGCTTAAAGAAGTTTTTACCCCGTCAACGCTTTCTAATTTTAATGGAGCTCCAGAGTCTGTAGTTGAGTTAGTAGTATCACGTCCAGTTATTTCACCAGCCGATAATGCCTTTTCAATTTTAACTTCATAATCGTCATTGACAATTACTCGCATACCGTCTTCTCTTGTGATATCGATTATGTTGGATTTATCTGGAGTTGAGTAGGATTTGATTAATTGGTCAACATTATTTTCATTTACATCAATAGTGTCTTCTTCAAAATCAGTTGGATCAAAATTACCTTTTATGATATCGATTACTGATTTAATGTTCTTTGGGTTCAGGCATATGGCACAATTCGTAATCATGGCTTTTGTTACCTTAGTTGGATCTTCTGAATCCCTTGCCAGTGCTCGTCCTTCAATTGAATATCCAAGCCTTCTTGTCTTTGAATTCTTCTGTAATATCTTTCCTAATTGATAGACTTTAACGGCTTCTGGGTTGTCGGGGTATAGGAGCGATTCCAACCACAAACCACCTTTTCTGATCTCAGCTTTTGTTGGTTCTCCAATTGCAGATTCTAATCCCTTTTTAGCATGAGACCAATTAATTATTCCACGATTTTTTAAATATGATATGTCAAAATTTTCTGGAGAAAGGGTTTCTCCGTCTGTATCCTCAACTCCTGCAGGACTTGCATATCCTGCGAATTTCATTATCTCATTTCCGTCGCTGTCTTTTGATTTTTCAATTTTATCAATTGGTATCCAGGCACGAAATTTATCAAAAGTCTCAGATTTTAAGTCAGCCATATGTCTACATTATTAATATGCAGATATAATAACTGGTTGTGAAATCTTTACTTGATTTTCTTCTTAGCAATTTCAGCGATTGCTATTTTAACTTGTCTGGCGACAATATTCTTTTGTGGAACAGTATCTGTTTTCTTTTTCTTTAATTCTATTATCATCTTTCTCAATTGCTGAATTGATTTCTTACCAACTGTTTTCTTAAATTCAGCTTCTCCACCCCAAGCATCAGGATCCTTCACGGCTTTCTTATTATCACGAATCTTCAACTTCTTTCCTTTTTCATATAATTTATCCAGATGTTTCTGATCTTTAATTTTATGCTTTTCAATATTCAGATCACTTTCATCAAAGTCATCTATATTATCAATCTCAACATTATTTATCCCTAAAGGTTTGTATATCCCATTTTCTTTTTGTGTTTTCTTTATTCTTTCTAACATATCATCAAGATCAACTTCACTTGATTTTCCATTATATGAAAATTTAACAGTTGGATTTATTTTATTACTTATCTTTCCTCTTGCAATTTCAAGTGCAGTAATTATATGATCTACACGAGTATCTTTATCAATTTTTGATAATACATTTTTTATAGCTTCTTTTACTTTCTCTTCATTATGAATCTTACCATGTTCTTTTTTATCTGCTTCTAATCCATAATTCAATATCTCATCATTTACTCTTATCTTCCCTTCTAATTCCTTTGTATGTTGCTTTTCCTTCTTATCTGCATTCTCTCCATACACTTTGCCCAATGTTCTTGCATTATCTTTAGGATTATACAATTTTTCTACAACATCTTTGAATCTCTCTGGAATGTGTATCTGCTTGCCATTGTCATCATAATACTTATCATTCAATTTAGTTGCGTAATTCAACTTATCTTTCAATCCAGCATATTGCACTGAGCGATTCCATTGTTCCTCACGAACTGCTAATGACTCTTCCTCTGTCTTTGATTCTTCAACATTCGTATTATATCTCTGATAATAGACTTTACCTTTCGGTGATGTTTTCTTTATCCATTTCCATGTCTTATGAGGATTAACAGCTTTCTCAAGATCATTATCTTCAAATATGTCAATGGATTTTTTTATCACATCTTCTTTTATAGGTTTTAATTTAAAAGATGTTTTATCTTTATAAAGTTCAAGATTATGTTCATTTGAATTTTTCAATTTAGCAGCAATTGTTTTCCAATTATCTTTTCCATGAACAAATTTATGATGTGATAATTCTTCTGATTCTATTGCTATGTTTTCAAGATCTCCATTATTAGTTCCTCGTTCCGAGCCCTTTTTGTCCCATGGAGCAACTTTATTTTTATTATATTCTCTATCAATATTAGAATGTATTGTTATGCCATGATTAAATTCTTTTTTATGCAGATACTTGCCTGATCCAACTCCTCCCTTTTCCAGTTCATCATCTGTAAATATGTCAAGAGATTTTTCAACATCATCTTCTTTCAAGTGTTCTAATAAATATCTGTCAATTGATGACAAAACACCAACTTCATCTCCATCTTTTGATTTAAAGTCTGAATATTTTGATTCTTCTTTTACTTTATAAACGAAGACTTCAGTTGGATTTTTCACTTTTTGAATCAATCCTGTTCCATCATACATTGTTTTACCATTATCAGCGCTCCAATATAAATGATCTTGAGTTCCTCCCCCAAACCCGCCATAATAAAATTTAATATTTGCTTTATCTTTCAAAGCTTCTGCAACTGTTAGCACAAGTGTTCCGCAAGAACCACCATCCCACCCTTCAGGATCTTCTTGGGTTTTTAATTTTGAAATAACATCATTTACACTTTTGTTATCTTCAGTCCCATTCTCTATTTCTTTATTCTTAATCCACTTCTTAGTGACATGTCCAGCTTTATCTGTTTTTGTTTCTAAATGATTTTTAGATTTATCAATTGATTTTTCAATGTCATCTCCTTTCATTAAAACTTTTAATAATTTCTCAGCATTCTCTTCGCTTGCATTATCCTCATCAGTGTTCTGTAAAAACTCTAACACGCCAGCAACACAAGGAGGAATAGAATTATCCTTATTGTATTCCCAATATTCTTTTGCAGAATCTGATAATACAAATGCTTTTTCAATCTTAACATCTTGCTCATCAATTTCTCCTAATTCTTGTTTTTGTTTTTCTTTCATCTTCTTATCAGATTTATCTAAATTAAATTGAATCTTTTCAAATGGTTTTTCAACAGCAGGTTTTATATTTGCCAATGTAAGATCATTAAATTCTGGAGATTTGCAAGCAGTAAATTTTTGACCTCTTATTTTACCAGTTATCCAAGTATTTTTCTTTACATCTAAAATGAATGTATTTTGACCGCCTAATGTATTGAAAGATACTGAAGAAAAGTAATTCTCAAATCCCATATCTTTAATAAACTTAAGAAATCCCTTTGCAGATAATTTGAAAGTTTCTCCTTCTAGTTTAAACTCAATAGTTCCAGAATTTCTATCTATCTTAAAGTCATGTTTCTTCCTTGGATATTTACCACTACCAATTCCACCTTTTTCTAAATCATTTATCATTTCTTAACAATTTTCTTTTGATTATATTTAATTGCACAACGGCACCTCGGATGGATAGGCATTATCACTACTCTTAGATCTGCAGTTTTTCTTCCAATATTATCACCATTTCCTATAATGTCCAACAAATTGAAGATCCTTGGCTTGCCATTCGGAAACAAAAGTAATCTCTTACAAGTTTGGCATGCATCCGGATGTACTTTATACCAAACTTTAACATCATTCCCATATTTCTCCAACAAAGCTGTTGCATATCCATGCATTGCTATTCCGTGAAAATTAAAACTCGTAATTAAATCAAAATGATCGTTCCATTCTTTTTGTTTTCCACCAAGATATTTTGTCAACCCATTTAACAACTCTGGATCTGCTTTAAAATCTTTTGCTAAAAATTTCCCTTTCAATTTCTTGCGTATGTAATATCTCCTATCTTTATTTAATCTTACAATCTCACTATTTATATTGTCTTTAACTCTGTTATTGGCTCTTTTAACATCATTATAAAATCCACCCTTCAAGTGTTCAATTACATAACGATCTTCTCTTGTTAGATTCTGCTTCTCTCCAGCTAATTGTTGAAGTGTCTGGAAGTTCATTTTATCTAAAATCCTTGGATCACTATCAGCAGAAATCTTTCCAAACAAATAAGCTAATGTCAAAAGATCTTCATGTTTCTTTTCTGTATTCTTATATCCTTTTTCTTTTAATATATCACGATCTTCCTTTGGCAATGATTTATATCCAATATTCTCAGCCAAAATAAGCTATGATAATAATCTACTATCTTTCCAATTGCATTAAGATTGTTCAACATTTTTATCTTCTTTAATAAGTCCATTCCAATATTGCAAGCCAACAGATTTACTCATAGCAATTAACATTGATTTGTAGCTATCTTTTATCTTTGATTCCAATTCTCTTAGAACTGGATATTCAGCCTCCAGCTTCTTATGTTCTTTTTTCTTTACCATAATATCATCTTAAACCTGAAACAGAAAAGCAACTCTACAGGAGTTGCTTAACTTATTAGGACAGCAGTTAGTATCAGTAATTATTTAGAAGGAGGAGTTGCAACTTGTGATGCAAAATTCTTAACAAAATAACCAAGAACAACAGTTCCAGCTAAAGTTGATAAAGAAGCCCAATCTACAGTTGTTTTTGTAATCATATCAGCAGCCCAGTTTGAAACACCAGCGCCTAATGCCAAGAACAAACCACTAAGTAAATCTTGTAAATCCAATTGTCCTAAAACAGAAACAGAAGGAAATACTGCATTCTTAGCAAGATAGATTAATACTGTTCCTACAGTTGTGATTCCGAATACTGCCCAAGCAGTTCCAGTAGCTGGAAGACCAGTTGAAGCTACTGTGTTAGCAAGTAAAGTGACGATCGCCATGACCAATCCTTTCTGAAAAGTTGTAAGTTGCATTTTATATAATTTTAGATTAAGATAATTTTCAATGTAATTATACCTGCAAGCCTAATGTTTATTGTTTTCCAAGAACCTTGTTAGGAAAGCAGCAATTGTATAAGAATAATGCT